GCTGATCTCTCCGTCTTTAAATTCCACGTGTTCACGCCAGTCGTACGACTTGTCGTGACACCATGTTTTAAATTCTTGCAATAGCGATTCATCTTCTGTCTTCACCCTAGGGTAATGGCATTCATGCGGTTCCAAGCATGCACGATAAACGAGTTCAAACGGCAGATCTGCCGCAAGATATCGATTGATCCGTCGTGACAGCCCCGACGACAAATTGTCCGTCGAAGCCTTATAGTCACCACTAATCCAGTACAACTTCTCCCCACACTCATATACCATATCTGAAAGATCGGTCGGCGACACAGGCCGACCAATCAGACGAAAACAGTTCAAACGCCGAAGCGCGCCATGCAGCGCTTTCTGGTAACCACCTGAAACATAATACGATAATGCGTTTCCTTTGCTAATGATTCGAACCTTGAACGGCTCGATAACCGCTTGTATGGTACAGTGCAACGAATCACTCATGCTTTCATGAAGAGCGTCTCGGAAAATTTCTCTCTGTTTAGGAGAGATATCTGTCGAGATACCCATTTCATTACACGCAGCGATGTAGTTCGTCGAATCGATACCGTTCGCCGACCAGAGTTGCATAGCAACCGGATCGGCAACCGTCATCGAAACACCCCAAACATGCTTGCCGTCTTTAACAGCTAAGCCAGTTTCTTTCATAGCAAAGAGCTTTCTCGTATCAAGCTCATCGACAGTGTACCGCGACCCTTCGATCGCGACAGATTCCATAATTGGCTCGGCAGTGACGCCGGTATAGAAATTGTATCGCAACTCAAGACCTTCGTCTGTTGCGGTGTCCACTGATCCCCTCGCCTTTCTGTTATCGACTTCTTTGTCGATTCCGAGATAACGAGCGAGATGTCCCATTTGTCCTCCACGTGCACGAGAAGACTCGAAAGCGGCTGACCGACTCGCGTTCGCGAGCGGTTTGTCCAACCGACTTCCGTCAACCAGTGTCTTCGCATACTCTAGAACCGGAGCCAGCAATTCCATCGATCTTTCGATGAGAGCTGGCTCAGCAGGGTCTGATTTGAGCATGGCATCATGGTGATCCATGTAACTGCGGATGATCATGTCTTCGGATAAGGGAAGCGCAGCGCGCTTCGATTGATTCCAAGACCACCACAGATGCGTATTCATGTTTGAGAACTTCGCGATTCTTGAACGATACCAACGACGAAAGTTTCCTTTCGGTCGCCAGCGTTCGTCCTTGATCGAAGGAAGCTCATTACGCAGGTATTCAGCCATAGGAGCAGTGCACATGTACTTGCCCCTAGACACAAATTGTTTTTCGCTTGAAACATTTAAGTAACAAGCCGCCCCTTCAACAAAACTCTTCAGAGCCTC